GGTAGTCGAACCGATTATCAACGAAGTCTTTGATGGCGTTTATGAACAACGCGACGACGAGTGGAAAGGATTTGTTGAACAGATCCAAGGTATTCCACGTAACTACCATGAAGAAGTAATGCTTTATGGTATGAACGCAGCTCCTGCAATGCCTGATGGCACCCCAGTTAGCTACGATCAAGGCGGTACTTTGTACATCACCCGTTTCATCTATCAAATCTATGGCTTGGCATACGCCTTGACCAAAGTTTTGATGGAAGACGGCGATCACATCCGTATCGGTTCAACCTTCGCTAAGCACTTGGCTCAGTCTATGATTGAAACCAAAGAAACTCTTTGCGCTAACATCCTTAACTTTGCTTTCACAAGCGGTTATGTTGGTGGCGACGGCGTTACTTTGATCAACACAGCTCACCCAATCGCTAACGGCGGTTCTTACTCTAACCAATTGTCTACTGCAGCTGCTTTGAGCCAAACTTCTGTTGAACAGATGTTGATTCAGATCCGTTCTGCTGTTGACAACAACGGTAAGCGTATCCGCTTGAAGGCAGAGCAGTTAGTTGTTCCACCAGCACTCGAGTTCCAATCAGAAGTAATTCTGAAGTCAGTTCTCCGTTCTGGTACAGCTGACAACGATTTGAACCCAATCAAATCAACAGGCATGTTGCCTAAAGGCACACACGTGGTTACACGTTTGTCCTCTAGCAAAGCCTGGTGGATTCAAACTGATGCTGAGAATGGTCTCATGCTCGTTATGCGTCGTCCAATGGAGAAATCCATGGAAGGCGATTTCGAAACTGATTCTATGCGTTATAAGGCTACTGAGCGTTATGCTACAGGTTGGCACGATGCGCGTAACATTTTCGGTACAGCCGGTTTGTAATAAACCCCCTCGTAGCACAAAAAAGCCACCCACAAGGTGGCTTTTTTGCTTTTTGGGGCGCTTTGCAACAAAATAACGTATTAGTGAATATAGGAAGATTTGCCCCCAACAGGGCCCCGTCTCTTCCCGGGGCTACGATCAAGCGACTGAGTGGGGCTATAAACTCTTGATAGGAAACAATCAAAATGTCAGTAACATTTAATCAACCAATCCGCGTATACAAATATAATAACCCGTCAAACAACGGCGTTATCGCTCCAGACAACACTGGCGCAGTGGTTTGTTCACAACAAAATTCTTTTTCTGGTGTAAATGCAGCCGGTTTAATCACAACATACGGCACAGGTAGCACATCAACTACTGCAGACCCAGTTGTTATTCCAGCTGGCGCAATTATCACTAACTTCAAACTGTTTGAAACTACAGCTCCTTCAGCATTCACTGGTATGGTAATCACTGTTGCTGTTAACGGCACAGCTGTTGGCACAATCACCCCAACTACAACTGGCGGCGTAATTACCTATGTACCAACTGCAACTGCAGCCGTAGCTACATTGTTAGCAAACGTTGGCACATCTGATGCAACCGTAACTTACACTGTCGGTACAACTTCAGGCGTAACTGGCACATTGGCTGGTGTTTTCGTTGTTGATTATGTTGCTCGTAACTACGACGGTTCTATCACTAACGTTGGCCAAGGTTACACCAATTCGTAATTAATTGCCTAGGGGGCTTTATGCCCCCAGCTTAACATTAAAGGAAATTAATTATGGCATCGAATTTAGTAACAAATCTACAAAACATTCCAGCAGCAGTTGAATCTGTTACCAAAGTTGGTCGTACAGAACCGTTTGATTTACAAGTTTCTCGCGGTCAAATCATGGGCCATACTTTGGTCAATATCAATGGTTACAATGCTGCAGTAGCAGGCACATCAATCCCATTATGGGAAAATGCAACAGCGTATACTTTTCCTAGCACAGCTTTGACAATGACTGTGGCTAGCTCATCTGCAACTGATGCAAGCCCAGCAAAAGTAACTATCAATGGTCTTGATGCTAACTACAATCAGTTAACTGAAGTTGTAGCGCTAAATGGCACAACCGGAGTAACCACTGTTAATAAGTTTTTGCGTATTAACAGCATATCCATGACTGCAGTGGCTTCTGGTCAAGTTAGCAACGTTGGAACAATCACTGTTTCAAACGGTGGTACAACTTACGCTCAGATTAACCCAGGTTTAGGTCGTAGCCAAATGACAGTATACACTGTTCCAAATGGTTACACATTTTACCTTAACCGTATTAATGCTTGGTCTGGTAGCAGCTTGTCAAGCAATGTGTACATTTTCTACAATTTGACTAACTCTATAAACGGTATTAATCTTTCTACCGCACAGATTAGCTTCACATTGTTTATGGATGTGCACCGTTATGCACCAAATGTGTTCCAACAAAAAGCGGATTTAACTTTTGCTTTTTCAACAAGCGACAGTTCTAACCAACACGTTGCAGCATACATTGAAGGATTTTTGGTTCAAAACGACGGCCAAGCGTTAGCGTCAGCAATTTAAGGCACTTAAATGCCTGTCTACCTTGACACCCGTGGTAACTCTGTCCTATCTGTAGCGGTCTGTGACCGCTGCAATAGGAAGTTCGCCTATGTTGACCTCATGCCAGATCCAAACTTCCCTGGCATGCGGGTGTGTAAGGACGACCTAGATAACTTTGACCCATGGCGCTTACCAGCACGTCAAACTGAAAACATCGCTCTGCGCTTTCCACGACCTGACGTGTCTATTGCTACTGGCCCAATTGGTGGCAATCAGATTATGACTGAAAACGGGTTCCAAAATGATAATTCTATCTTCATTGAGGGATCCGATGGCAGTTACGCAAACGGTACTGGTGACTTAAATAAAAACAGCAACGTCGTTCCTTCCCCCATGGTGCTTAATCCTTATGTTTACGGGGTATCACCAAATACGGGGACAAAATCAGGCGGCACATTTGTTGTAATCACCGGCGCTAACTTTACCGACGTAAACACAGTTCGATTTGGTAATGTTTTAGCTACATTTGAGTTAATTAACTCCACCCAAATAAATGCGTTTACACCAGCATACCCAATCACTGGTTTGGTGGACGTTTCAGTAATATCTCCTTTCGGAACAGGTACCTCTCACGGTGCTTTTACATATACAGTATAATACATGGCCGATCAGTCGATAACCCAGCTACCCATAGCCACCACACTAACTGGTGACGAGCAGGTACCTGTAGTACAACGTGGTGTTACCAAACAGGCTTCTGTTTCACAGATTGCCAACGCTGCCTCGCCCGGCAAACTGATTACCAACATCGTTTACAATCCATCAAACGGTGATTTAGTTATTTATTACAGCGACGGCTCAACCGAAGTCGTCGGTCCTGTTTCCGGCTCGTCTGGTTATTCTGGCTATTCTGGTATTTCTGGTTTTTCCGGTTATAGCGGTTCTGGTGTATCTGGATACAGCGGCTTTAGTGGTATTTCTGGCTACAGTGGTATTTCTGGCTACAGTGGTATTTCTGGCTACAGCGGTATTTCTGGCTATAGTGGTATTTCTGGCTACAGCGGATCCGGATTATCAGGTTTTTCTGGTATTTCAGGCTACAGCGGTTTTAGCGGTATATCAGGATATTCCGGATATTCGGGCTGGTCTGGTATTTCTGGTTATTCCGGTTATAGCGGCTACTCTGGTTATAGTGGCATTTCTGGTTATAGCGGCGTTTCGGGCTATTCCGGATTTTCTGGCATTTCAGGATACAGTGGATTTGTCGGAATTTCAGGATATTCAGGTATTTCTGGCTACAGTGGTTTTAGTGGCATTTCTGGCTATAGTGGTACATCGGGTTTTTCTGGTATCTCCGGATATAGTGGAACCTCTGGTTGGTCGGGTATCAGTGGTTATAGCGGCTATAGCGGCTATTCTGGTATTTCGGGCTATAGTGGTATTAGTGGCCTTTCTGGTTTTTCTGGCATTTCTGGTTACAGTGGTGCAAGTGGCCTTTCTGGTTTTTCTGGCATCTCAGGTTACAGTGGCTTTAGCGGTATTTCTGGTTATAGCGGCTATTCAGGCTTTAGCGGCATTTCTGGATATTCTGGTATATCAGGGTATTCTGGCTCCGGCGTAAGCGGCTACAGCGGTTTTAGTGGCATCTCGGGCTATTCTGGATGGTCTGGCATCTCTGGATTTTCTGGCATTTCAGGTTATAGTGGCTACAGCGGTTTTTCTGGTTATAGTGGCATTTCTGGCTATAGTGGAACAAGCGGTTTCAGCGGGTTTTCTGGTACACCAGGCCACACTACTTCGTATTTTAGCTACAAAGCAAATACGACCACTACCGCCAATACCTATCCGGGTGACGGATATGTAACTTGGAACAACGCCACACAAGACAGTGCAACAATTGTCTACGTATCGCACAAAACAACAGACGGCGATGACATTGATGTATTCTTGGCGCTATTACAACAAACCCAAGAATTTTTATTACAGCAAGTTGGTTCTAGTTCGGATTATCAGACTTGGGAAATTACTGGGACACCAGTTAACTATAATGCCAATACGGCAACTAGTTACTGGGCTTATCCTGTAACTTTAATTAATTCAAGTGGTGCCGGAACAAGTAACTTCCCAAATAACGATCCATTAATTTTTGCGATCACAAACGGCGTCAGCGGTTTTTCTGGCTACTCTGGTTACAGCGGATCAGGCATCTCTGGCTATAGTGGTATTTCTGGTTACAGCGGAAAAAGCGGATATAGCGGATCTGGCGTATCAGGTTATAGTGGATTTAGTGGCATAAGCGGATATAGTGGTTCCGGTGTATCGGGATACAGTGGCTTTAGTGGTATTTCTGGCTATAGTGGATTCTCAGGTATTTCTGGCTATAGCGGCATTTCTGGTCTGTCTGGTTATAGCGGTATTAACGGCGCAACAGGTTCATCGGGTATTTCCGGCTATTCAGGGTATAGTGGCCAAAACGGTGCAACAGGTACTTCAGGTTACAGTGGATACAGTGGCGCAGTTGGCACATCTGGCTACAGTGGATATTCTGGTATTTCTGGCTGGTCTGGCATCTCTGGCTACAGTGGATATTCTGGTATATCCGGATTTTCTGGTATTTCTGGCTACAGCGGGTATTCTGGTATCTCTGGTTTTTCTGGTTATAGCGGCCTAGGTTACGCTAACTTAACAACCACAACATCCACTACAATTGGTACTGGTTCCAAGTCATTTACTACTAATCTATCGGCGCCAACACAAACGGCGTTTACTGTAGGCAACCGAGTACGTATTTCGTACACCACAACACCTTCTAATTACATGGAAGGCAGTATCACAGCATTTAGTGGAACAGCTTTGACTGTTAACGTAGACTATGTTGGTGGTTCTGGTACATTTGCAACGTGGAACATCACCGACGCAGGTGCAGTTGGTACATCCGGCTATTCCGGATATAGTGGTCAAAATGGATCAACCGGCGCGACTGGTACATCTGGCTATTCTGGCTATAGTGGCAGCAATGGATCAACTGGCACCTCTGGCTACTCAGGCTATTCTGGTTATAGTGGTATTAATGGATCAACTGGTGCGACAGGCACTTCAGGTTACTCTGGATACAGTGGCGCAGGGGTTGCTGCCGGGTCTAACACACAAGTTCAATACAATAGTTCAGGATCTTTTGCTGGGTCTGCAAACTTAGTTTATGCAACTCAATATAGCGCCGGCGCTAATAGTTCTTTATATTCCCTATACGGTGTGGCTGCCGGTACAGGTGCTATTTCCTACCCGACAACAAATACTGGTATAGGATTTTTTAGTAGGGGTGGAACCTCTAATGGCGGCTTTATGGTTCAGGACGGCAATGGTCGTCTAAACCAATATTGGAATGCTTATACAGATTCAGGTGGCTATAAATATACGGTAACAGGTGAACCTGCTGCTCGTTATTTAATGAGTGTGAACAGTACAACTGGAGCCACTCATGCTTGGTATGGTGCTCCATCTGGAACCGCTGGAACTGCTTTAACTTGGACAACGATGGCAACATGGGTGTCCGGTACTGGTGGATATGCTTGGATTAGTCCAAGAGGTACATCAAGCGATTTTTACCAAGACATTAACGGTAATACCGGTTTTGGAACAAGCTCAAACACTGCACACGTCAATATTTATGGTGCTGGTACAACCACCAATTATTATGCAAACGGAGATGCGGTTGGCCCAACATTATATTTGCAGGATAGTGGAGGAGCGGCGTATAACGGCGGTCAAATATTATTTGGCGCTAGCCAAGGTATTTTTGCTGGTATTAAAGGGCTTTTAACAAACGGAACAGGCCCATCAGGTGATTTAACCTTCCAAACAAGAGCGACATCAGGAAACGTTGTTGACAGAATGCACATATTTGCTTCTGGTGGTGTTTCTATTGGTAATACTACAGACCCCGGTTCAACCAATTTATCTGTAACCGGAACCATTACTCAAGGGTCTAGTACTACTGGCACATATATTCAGCCATATACTGGAGGTGGTCTTGGAGCGATTTACTCTACTAATATAACACCTGGAGGAACTAACTACTCACTTGCGTACACAGGAGCCACAACTTATATTAATGGAACAACATCTGTTATTGTAGCCATAAATGGTGGTGGATTAGCGACTTTTAATTCATCCGGTGTTAATTTAAGTTCAGGCTCATATACTGGTTCTGGTGCTGGCCTTACCGGCACTGCATCTTCTTTGTCTATTGGTGGTAATGCTGCAACAGCTACGACAGCTACGACAGCTACGACAGCCACTACAGCAACAACAGCAAACGCATTAAATACATCTAATTCCTACACCGTAGCTGGCATTACCTCAACTGCTGGTTTTACTGCAAACTCAACCAATCCGTTTGTATACAACGCCCAAACCGTGTCGGCTAACGTAACAATTCCAACAAACTACAATGCTATGGCCGCAGGTAAAGTTACAATTAATACAGGTATCACAGTTACTGTTTCTACCGGTTCTCGTTTAGTTATTGTCTAATTTAGGCCAGATTTTAGCTTTTTTGCGTATTAGTGTTAGTAGAATGAGATAATATAGGTTCGTACGAACCTGATAGGAAAACATGAAATACAGCATAGTAATACCAACTTACAATAATTGTGAGAAGTACTTAAAACCGTGTGTAGACTCGATTATCAAGTATACCAACATGGGCGATGTTGAGTTGGTCATATCGGCTAATGGCTGCACAGACAATACTGAAGCGTATTTAAAGTATTTAAAGACTGCAATCCCCAATTTAAGGTGGGTTTGGAACGATCAGCCAGTTGGATTTGCTAAAGCAATTAACGCCGGTATCGAACGCAGTAGTGCCAAAAGAATTGTATTGTTAAATAATGATACCGTTATTCTTGGTGATAAATGGTTAGAAAAACTCGATACTGGGGACATTTCTGCAGTGTGGACGCAGTACTCTCCAATCACACAGCGACGTTTTGCAGTGTTCTTTTGTGTGATGATTGATCGTAAGGTGTTTGACGAGGTTGGTTTGCTAAACGAATCTTATGGCACTGGTGGTTGTGAAGATATCGAATTTTGCTACAAAGCTGAAAAGCTGGGTTTCAAAATTACGGCTAACTGGGACGACGGTTCGTTTCCAATCTACCACAAGGCAGAAGGCACGGTACACGATACCAGCTTAGTACAAAATTGGGATAATATCTTTTTGCTAAATGAGCTTAAGTTAGCAAAGAAATATAATCCCGAGTGGTATAAGTGGCGCTTGTCAAACAATTACGAGCGGGCTGTGTTTTTAAATGGTGATCCAGTCTTCCCACGCGAGACACAACGATATGAGTGGGCAGCAAAAAATGTTCTACCTGGATCGGTGCTTGAGATTGGGTGTTCCACTGGTTACGGATACCAGTTCTTAGACCAAAGTGTCCCGTATTTAGGTTTGGATTATGATCCGATCATTGTTGATGTAGCAAAAGAGCAGCAGTGGTCTGATAATGCGACGTTTTACCAAGCTGATATTAACACTTTTGAGCTAGGACGTTACACCAACATTATTGCGTTTGAAGTAATTGAGCACCTTGACAATGGTTTAAAAATTGTAGAAAAGCTCAAACAACATTGCAAGCGCTTGTTGATTACGGTGCCACACAATGAGCCAAAGGGCTTTTGGGGTGAACATCACAAACTGCATGGTTTGACCGAAAAGGATTTCCCTGGCTTTACGTTTGCATATATCAGCCACAACGGCAATATATCAGACACCATGGTCCCAGTATCTGACAGCAATCCTAGCAATTTGATGATCTGTAGGTGGGACAATGAGTAAAGTACTATGCTCTGTGGCAACACGGGGGCGGTATTTTACAACACTGCCGCTAGTATTAAACGCCATTATTAATCAAACCAAACCGGTGGATAAGCTGGTTATCTTTGATGATAATGACGAGCCGCAAGACATGCGCAAAGAGTTGGTTTATCAATACTTTTTTGAGATGTTAAAGCACAAAGGTATTGAATGGGAGTGGAGGTTTGCTACTAAGCGTGGCCAGCATTATATCCACCAAGACGCAAACATTATGGGTTACGAATGGGTTTGGCGCGTTGACGATGATGCAATCCCAGAACCAAACGTTTTAGAAACGCTTTACAGCCACGTAGGCGATGATATTGGTGCAGTAGGTGGGTCGGTATTAACTCCACCGTATATGCCCGATACAAGGGCTGTAACAGGCCTTGTTGACCATATTGATAATGAGCCAAACATCCAATGGGGTGTGATATACGAGGAAAAGCAAGTTGAGCATTTACATTGTACTTTTCTTTACCGTGCTGGTATTGTTGATTATAATTTGGGATTGTCTCGCGTCGCACACAGGGAAGAAACACTATTCACTTACGGCTTACATCAAAAAGGTTATAGGATTTTAGTAGTACCAAACGCAATAACTTGGCACATGAAGAACCCCCAAGGCGGGATTCGTAGCGAAACAAAAAAAGAGATGTATGAACATGATGAGCAAATTTTCAGAAATATTTTGCAATATCGTGATAAGACCATTGTGGTACTTAATTGCGGCCTCGGCGACCATATTGTATTTAACCATGTTCTGCCTTCAATACATCGCCCTGAAGTTTTTACATGCTACCCTGAGGTGGTTCCCGGCAGATCGATAGCCGAAGCAATACAATTATTTGGTGACATTGACCATTGGAACGTCTATAAAAAGATGGATCAGTGGAAATGGAAGGGCAATTTAGAAGGTGCGTATAGGAAGCTGTACTTATGATTATTATAGCTCCCTATGCTCAAAAGTTACGAACCGGTAAACAAAACCCGAAGAACTACCCGTATTGGGAAACGTTGATTGAAATGATCAAAGAACCAATTATTCAGGTCGGTGTTGCCGGAGAAAAACAGTTAGTACCAGACTTTAGGACTAACTTACCAATCCCAGAATTACGTAAATTGATTCGGGAGTGCAGAACTTGGATTGGAGTAGATAGCTTTTTTCAACATCTTGCGTGGGATGAGGGTAAAAAAGGTATTGTGTTGTGGGGGCCGTCCGATCCATTGATCTTTGGACACCCAGAAAATATTAATCTACTAAAAGATAGATCGCATTTAGTAGAAAACCAATTTATATGGTGGGAGGCTACCGAACACCTAAATGAGCGATTCGTAAAACCAAAAGAAATAATAGATCGTTTAAAGGAATAAAACATGGCCCAATCCGGCTACACACCGATTCAGTTATATCACAGCACTACGCCAGGTAACGCGCCAACTGCTGCGCAACTGGTTAGTGGTGAGCTTGCCCTAAATGCTGCTGATGGTAGATTATACTATCTTAGCACATCTGGTACAGTAAGCTCTTTTGTCGGTGGCGGCGGTCCATCTGGCTACAGCGGTTTTAGTGGCTTTAGTGGCTTTAGTGGTTATAGCGGTTCTGGTGTATCTGGTTACAGTGGCGTATCTGGCTTTAGTGGTTATAGTGGAATTAGCGGGGCCAGTGGCACATCTGGTTATAGTGGTATTTCTGGATTTAGCGGTATTAGTGGATATAGTGGTTCCGGTATTTCTGGATATTCTGGATACAGTGGTTTGGGCTTATCTGGTTACAGTGGATACTCTGGCTACAGCAGCTTTTCGGGTTACAGTGGTATTTCTGGATATTCTGGTATTTCTGGGCGTTCTGGTTATAGCGGATCTGGTGTATCGGGCTTTTCCGGCTTCTCTGGCTATAGCGGCCTATCTGGCTACAGTGGCTTTAACGGCTCAACCGGCCCAATTGGTAACTCAGGATACAGCGGATACAGTGGCATCTCTGGCTATAGTGGAACTAATGGCGCATCTGGATTTAGTGGCGCATCTGGCACTTCCGGTTACTCCGGTTCCGGTATTTCTGGTTTTAGTGGTTTTAGTGGCTACTCTGGCACAACATCTTACACAGCAACCAACTTATATGGCGGTTATGTAAACGCAACCAGCATTACTTACAGCACAACATTAACTGGCGGTAATGGTGTTATTAACATTGGCTCTGGCCAAATTTATAAAGACGCTAGTGGTAACGTATCTATTGGGTATGCTGGCGGTATTGCCCCATTGTATATTCGTGGCGGCAATTCGAACAACCTATTAGTAGATAATGCTGGTCAACAATTCACAACCATTTCGTTGTATAATAATGGAACCGAAAAAGGCCAGTGGTATTGGGATCAAACTAATACACTATTAGTGTTTGGTACTGATGTCAACGCCCCAGTAGTATTTAAAACCGGTACAGTGGAGCGTATGCGCGTTACTGGTACTGGTGGTGTGGCAATTGGTACATCAACAGATCCAGGATTTGGTAACTTATTAGTAAATGGAACTGTTACGGCCACTAATGCCTCAGTTACTGGCACACTTACAGCACCTAACATATCTGGTTTTACTGGAGGTTTTGCTGGGGGTGTAGTGTATGAAAATGGCCAAACTATCAATTCAAATTACACAATGACAGCCGGTAATAATGGTATGAGCGCAGGCCCAATCACCGTAGCTACTGGCGTTACAGTTACAATACCAACGGGAAGCCGTTGGG